CATATCCCCACCAGATGCATGAAGTTCCAGATGCTGACCGGCAAGTTCGGACCCATGGTTCGGGCGTTCTGGTACTCGTGCAGATATTACGAGGAGAGACCGAAGGATGGCGAACCCAAACAGACTGCCAGCAATCCCATCAAGCATAGGTAACGGGCCGCTGCCGGAGCATCACCTCAAGGCCGTCGAAGCCGGGCTGGCCGCCGCAGAGCATCTGAAGGCGGAGCGCGATACGCTGTCCGAGAAGCTGCACGAGGCCAACCTGAAGATCGACGCCATGACGATCCAGCTCGACAGCGTCAAGAGCGTCGTCAACATGATGGAAAGCACGTTTCTGTCGTCCAAGGCGGCGATGGAAGACACCATGCGGGTGTACCGCGAGGAGCGTGATCAGGCGGTGACGCGCTGCGCAGAGCTGAACAGCGTGCTGACCAGCATCACGGCGGTGCTGCACACTGTCAATCAAGCGCCTCCGCTGTCGCCGGTAGACGAGGAGCAGAGCGATCATGTCTGAGTTCAAGCAGTACCAGCGCAAGAATATTGCCGAGATCCGGCCCTATGTGCCGGGCGAGGATATGACCGGCATCAGCATTGCCGCCGTCGACAGCATGAATGGTTCGCCTAAGGCAGGCGACATGATTGCTCGCAATCCTGCTGATCACAAAGATCAGTGGCTGCTGGCAATGGATTACTTCGCGGAAAATTTTGAGCCGCTGTGACGTTGAACCTCGCTGGCCGGACGGTGCATGTTGTCGATGCCGCCGTCTGGGATAGCGACGGCAACGAAGTGGGGCGAAGATCTTATGCCTATCAAAACCCTATGACCGACAAGTCACGGATGCATCATGAGATCTGCGAATGGCACCTAGACCAGTATCCGTGGGAGTGTACCTGTGGGCTGACGGCGCCAAAGGCTCCGTGGTTTGACAAGGCAGTATCTGAATTTGAGGGGCGGAGTGCCTGCATGACCGACATCGTTGAGCGGCTGCGCGACCGGGAATGCAAATTCTGTGATGAGGCCGCCGACGAGATCGAGCGGCTGCAAAGGGGCATTCGAGACTATTTGAACGGCGACTACGAGCCGAAGGTATCAAATGTCGATAAATGTCCGCACGGCTTCTATGGCTATGAGGTCTGCGAGCACTGCACCGATGACCATTTTCGCAAACTACTTGGCGTTAAGACATGACCGACATCGTTGAGCGGCTGCGCGAATACGCCTTGCTTGGATACTTGCCGGTTGAAGTAGCGGAGGGTCTGCCAGAAGCCGCCAACGAAATTGAGCGGTTGCAAGCAGAATTAAAGACCACAAGGAACACCGCCCTGATCAACTTAAAGGTTGCGAAGGACCGCGCCGACGAGATCGAGCGGTTGCGCAGAAGCGTCGAAATATATCTCGCCGAAATCACGCGCTTGAAAGCTGAAACCTGAATGCAGTGGGTGCCATGGACCGGCCCCGTTCACGGTCAACACATTCAACTGGGCATTCCGTAAGCCACCGGGGTGGGCTGCATAGATGGAGCTAACATGACCGACATCGTTGAGCGGCTGCGCGGCACACTGCTGGACAAGGACAACTTCCCGCGCATGGACAGCGAGAAATGGCTGCCGGTCGGGCTGGCAAAAGAGGCCGCCGACGAGATCGAGCGGCTGCGCGCCAGTAACAAGGCTTGGGAGCTTATCGCCAAAGCCCCGGCAGACTGGAAGGAACTGCCGGAGCGTAAGCCATGACCGACAAGCGCGCCGACGACTGTCTGCTGCTGGGCATCATAGGCCTGCTGGCGTTCGCCTTCCTGATGCTGCTGGTGAACGCCGCAGCCGCCGGTCAGGCCTGCCTAACCTACGGCGAGGCCAGGGCAAAATGGCCCAGAGAGTATCTGCGCTGGTCCGGCGATCACTGCTGGTACGTCAGGTCGTACCGGCCCGAAAGGCCGGTACGGCGGATTGCCCACGTCCGGCGAAATGTCTCGCCACTGGTGCAACCAGAGCCGGTTCAAATAATTGAGGATGCGCCCACGTTCGTGCCGTGGGATGATCGTGTTGGAATACCCACCGTAAAACCATAAGGAGGCTACCCATGCGACGCTTACTTGTAGCGGCGGCGATGCTTTGCGCCTGCGCTACAGCGACCCGTGCCGACATCATTCTTGACACCACCGGAATTGGCGGTACCGGCGTCAACGTCACCTTCGAGAGTGTTGCCAGCTCCAACCTGATCCTTGGCCGCCTCAACGGTCAGAACAACGAAGTCGTTCGCTTCCGCGATCTGTCCGGCAACGGTGCCTTCACGGGTGCCGCCAACGGCAACGACATCAAGATCTTCAACACCAGCGATCTTGATATTTCGGTGTTCAACAGCCTCAACCTTACTCAGCTTGGCGTCACCAGGGATGTCTTCTCCATCGTCGGCACTGGTACCGTTCTCTTTCATGTCACCGCGTTGGAAAGCAACGGCACTTTCCAGAACTTTAACTTCAGCAGCGTTTTGACGAACGGCCAGAACGGCTTCGACTTCAAGGCCATCAACGGTGAGAAGATCTGGGACATGGATCTTGTCGTAGCCGGTGGCAGCATTACTGACTTCGAACACTTTCGTATCGATGTAGCTCCTGCCGCTGCGGTTCCCGGTCCAATTGCCGGTGCCGGGTTGCCGGGTCTTATTGCGGCGTGCGGTGCGCTGTTCGGTCTGCATCGTCGTCGGCGTAATCGTCTAGCCTGATTGCTCCCAGTAGTCTCGCGTATAGGCCACCCTGGCATCACGCCACGGTGGCCTAATTTATGACTGATTTGACACGGGTGCCAGACTGGCCTATGATGGATTTGTCCATCACAGGAGGTGACCATGTCTGACAAGCCTAGCCTACGCGACCGCCGCCGCACCGAAGCGCGTGATGCGCTTTATCGTGCGATGGAGCGCCGCGACCAGCTGATCGACAAGCTGGTCCGCAACGCCACTCACATCAAGACACTGAAGCAGACGCTCAAGCGCCTCAACATCGTTGACGACATCAAGGTATCAACGGTGCGCGCCTCGGTGGCCGAAGGCCGGATACTGGAGCCGCTGGAGATCGATACCGGCATCGCCCACGATGACGACATGCCAGACCTGACAGGTGTGGCATGAAGGTCGTCATCACCGACGGCGGTCGCGCCGCCGCAGGCTACAAGGGCGGCGCAGGCGATTGCGTCGCTCGCTCCATCGCCATCGTCGCCGGGCTGCCGTACAGCGTCGTCTACGACCGGCTTGCCATTGGCACTGGCACCCAGCGCAAGTCCAAGCGCAGCACGCCACGCGGCTTCACTGCCGCCAAGGGCATCAACGTGCGGCGAAAATGGTTCAAGGACTACATGACAGAGCTTGGCTTTGTCTGGACGCCAACCATGGGTATCGGCACCGGCTGCAAGGTGCATCTGGCTGATGGCGAGCTGCCCATGGGGCGCCTCGTCGTGGCGGTGAGCAAGCACTACACCGCCGTGATCGACGGCGTGATCCATGACACGCATAACCCGCAGCGTGAGGGTAAGCGGTGTGTCTACGGGTATTTTTCAAAGCCCTAGCAAACAAACACCGCCTTGGCCGGGGAGGCGGGGGCGGTGTTTGCTTTAGTCTGCCCGAAGGGAAGAATGGAGAAACATCATCCATTACGATGATGCGTCCAGCCTAGCGCAGCCGGTCAGGCCCGGCAACATGCTTATTCGCCTCCAGAGCCTCCGCTGGTTTAACAGCCGGTTCTGTGGCGTCGATGTAGACCGGGTTCTCGATGGTGAACATTTCCAGACCATCGCGCAGATAGACGTGCGAGATGCCGTCGGCGCGGACGGTGATGTAGACGATCTGTGCCGGGTTGACCCACACGACCCGCGTGACAAGCCCCTCGCTGTCGCATTGCGTAAGCTGAAGCAGCCGGATGGCGGCAGCTCGCTCGATCGGAACGGTCCTGATGTCGTCAGTCGATGCAGGCATCTGTCCTCGTCGTGGTGGTGCGGGTGCGGCCCAGCACGGTGATGTCGGTGACCCGGCGTTCGGTGTTTACCGTGCCGCCACGACATTTGACGACAGGCACCTCGACGTCCTCGACCCAACGGCCCGCCCGGCAGCCCGTCATCAGCAGGCCAGTCAGCAGTACCATGGCGAGGCGTTTCATCTTGTTGGCTGACAATTAGCGACGAGGTCCGAGATCAGCTTATCGCGCCGCAGACCGTGTTCGTTGACCGAATACAATAGCCCGGATGTCATGATCAGGAACAGCACGTTGACCAGGACCAGAGCCAGCGCCAGCGGCCTGTCCTTTAGGCCGTCGGTGACAGAGCTGATGATCTTGCCGGTGGTCTGGATCATGTGTACGGCGCTGTCGGTGGCGTGAAATTGGCGGTCCACATTGCCTTGCCTTTGACAATACGGAACTCGTCCATGCATTGGTACCCACCGTTATATCCCCCGGTATTCCAGTAGCCCCATATTATGGCGCCGCTGTTGCTTGGGAATGGCTGCGACGAGGCCTGGGTGGATTGCAGTATACCATCCTTGAAGCCGTAGAACGTGGTGCCTTTGCGAACGAGGGCGCGGTGCGACCACACGTTGGGAGTAAATGGTCCGAGATTTAAGCTGCCAACAACATTCCAGCTTGCTTGGTCATTTGAGCCATAGGCATACAAAGTCCCGGCGCTTGCGTAACCTATCAAGAATGGCTGGTAGACAAGCTGGCCACTATCTCTCACCAATGTCGGGCGACTATCGACTCCGTCTAGACGATAGTCCCACCAATCAATCGTCAGGTCGCCATAGCCAAAGTTAAAGTCTTCGCTGTTCCCGAAATAAAAGTATGAGCTGTTGTAATCAACGTACAGCGATTGACCGAATTTGGCGGTGCCACTTATTTGCGATACGCCAGCGACACCGGCATTGCCCTTTGCATATACGGAGCTGTCTGGAAATGTTTGCGCCCCCGGTGTGCCGTCGCCGTGCAGCAGCAGCACAGTGTGGTATTGGGAATAATCCGGGATGGGACCATACGGTGTTGTTGGAGGAGAGAAATTAGATACCCATCTGGCAACGCCTTTGCTGAAACGGATTTGATCCATGTAGCCCTGGTAGTGGGTCGTCCACGGGCCAAAGTACAATCCGCCATTGCCCGTATAAAGCGGTAGCGCGGATGTCCACGTCGCTACTTGCGTGCCGTTCTTGAAGACGAGAAATGTATTGCCGTTGCGAACGACTGCAAAATGGTTCCACACATTGTACTGAAGCGCGCCGCAATTAACGCCGCTGGCAATGTCCCATGTACTGTTGTTGCTCGACATGTAAACGAGCCAGTTGCCAGCACTTGAATAGCCAAGAAGGAACGCCTGTGGATTGGTGTCGGCACTTCGCCTCACAAAACAAGATTGATCGGAGGCGGCAGTCCTGTACTCCCACCAATCGATTGTAAAATTGCCGCTACCAAAATCAAAGTCGGTGCTATTCGGCATGAACAGATAGCTGCCGCCCGGCAGATACATCGAGCCAGCGCCAACCTTGCTGGTGGCACTGATCTGCGTCGTGCCGTATGGAGTGCCAACACGCCGCTGCGTCGCGCCTATTCCCTTGTTGAGAAAGGTGCCGTCGTCAAACGACAGCAGCAGTGTGGTGTAGCCGTCGTTGCCGGTGGGACTGCCACCGGACGCGCTCATGCCAAGCGAGGGATTGACCCCCGACAGCATTACCGGAAGTCCGGCTGGAACGAACAGAAGGCCAGATTGATACCGGCAAAATACGAATATGAGATGGCGTCCCTGGCGCCGTTAGCCGACAGCGTTGGCTTGACGCCGCCGGGGAAGATCCACTGGTTGCCCCACGTCGTGATCGAGGCCCCGGCGGCGTTGGCGAAGAGATAGATCAGCCCCTTCTGCGATTTCACGTTGACCGGGTTTGCCAGGGTGCGGCCAGCCGCCGTGACCGACACGGAAAAGTCTATGCCGGTGGAAAAGTCGCAAGTGATCGTCCCGCTGGTATCCACGATCGTGACGGGACCAGCCGCGCTCCACAGCGTGCCGCTGGTGACCATCCTGGATTGCGGATTGTTGGACAGATACTCCGCCAGCGTTGCTGCCGTGACAGCGGACGCTGCAGCTCTCGTCGTGTCGGTCGGATGGACGTGATCTTCTCTGGAGTACTTGATCGAGCTGCCGGGCAATGCCGGTGAGGCGTTGATGAGCGGCAGCGCCACTGAGGCATCGAGTGTGCCAGAGCTGCCGCCGTAGGTTGTCCACTTCTCGCCATCCCAGGTGTAGACCGGAAGCCCTGGAGTGGGCGTGGCCGGAAACTTTTGGCCTACGACAGGAGCGGCTGGAAAATCAAAGGCCATAGCTCACCTCAACAGTCTGCTGCGTTGGACGTTGGCTGCCGCCGTTATCTGAGTGGCGGCGGATGTCATCTCGTTTCGGAAGCTTTCGATGGCGGCGCCATTGCCCCTGGTAACTTGGGCATTCTCGACCAGCAGCAGCGGCAAGAAACTCACGGCGCAGCCCCAGTGGTCGATGTCCTTGGTCGATTGCGGATCTTTGCCGCGAAGCAACTGCCACCAGGGACACTTGTGGCAGACCTCGCTCATGTCCTTCCGGTGCAGCGGGCAGACCAGACCGGGTTCAGCGTGCGGGATCTGCGCCATCATTGTTTTCCTAGTGCCGGTGGCGCCCTGCGGCGCGGGTCTAGTGGATGGTACGGGTCATCCGGCCTCTCCTCCGGTGGAGGGGGAGCCGCCGCTTCCCAGGCATCGAGCAGCCACTGGTATGGCGCAAAGCTGTCGATCTCGATGTTGGGTTCTCGGAGGTTGTCATAGGGATCCTCATCGACAAACTCGATGACGCCCTTGTGCTTCTCCTCGCTCCACTGGATGGCGTGGATGGTGTGGTCAACCTCGGTGCAGTCAACGCTGCGGCCTACGCCGTCAACGAACACCATGTTGTCAGACGGGATTACTGTTGCCGTTTTCATGCTCCGGTTCCTTGGCTAGCTTCTTGGTGATGTGTACCGTTCGCGCATTGTCTTCGAGGCCTATGATCTCGTGCGGAAAGCCAGCGAAAGTATCAAGCACGGTGCCGCTCTCGTGTATGCCGTTCTCCACGGCGCCGTTCTCCATTATGATCCTGATCAGTACGCGCCCTCTGGCAACGATGATGATATGAGACGTTGCATCATCGTGATTGTGCATCGGCAAGCAGTCACCCGCCTTTTGATAGTCGTACATCAGCAACTGTAGGTCGCCTATCTTGGCTCCGTTGATGACCGGCATGCCCATACTCATTAGCGCAACTCCGGTCCCGCCACCCACATAACGAGTGATCGCCGCACACCTTTCGTCACCGGCCTCACCTCGTGAACGATCTCAGAGCGAAAGAACGTCGCCATGCCCCGCATACGCGGCATGGTAACTGGTGTGAGGTTGTGCGGGTACAGCCACAACTCGCCGCCCTCGTAGTCTTCAGGTTTCGACAACTGCAGGCTCATGCTCAGCTTGCGGTGATGATCGGTGTACTTGCCGTATGTACAGTCTGCATGAGAGCAGTAGCGGCCACCGTCGTATTCGGTCAGTTGTAGGTTTTCGATGGTCGTTAACTCCAGGTGGAAGTGCTTGTTGACTTGGTAGACCGCATCATCGAGAGCGGTGTAGAGCCACTCAATCTCAGGCTTAGGCATCAACCAATCGATTGTGCTGTCCCTCTGCTCAGGATTAACCTTGCCAGCGTCAACCTTGCCAGCGTGTTTATTGTCGCTCCACAGCGCATCAATCTTGTCCAACTCCTCCGCAGCGAACACTTCAGACGAAGCAACCCACGCTTGGCGCGGATACGTTTGTAGCTTCCACATAGACATGTTCAGCTTGTCGTCACTTGCACGTAGCCAGGACTACCGGCACTTCCAGGACTACCCCAACCGCCAGTGCCACCAGGACTGCCTGGATTGCCATTCTGAATTGGCACACCAGGGCTTGTATGCCAGTAACCAGGGGCACCTGCTGCACCGGCAGCACCATACATGCCAGCAGCTCCAGCAGTGCCAGCAGCGCCTACAACAACGCTGACACCTGTGCGTGGTTGAAGCGTGCTGCTGCTGCGTTGATACGTTGCGGTACCGGCAGCTTGGAATGATGATGCACCACCAGGACCACCAGCACCGCCTGGGCCACCAGCACCTCCTGCACCGCCACATCCGGGAGGAACATAGTATGCCGCCATACCCGGCCAGTACTGACAATTAGCGGGCGTCCACACGCCAACTCCGCAAGAGCAGTTGTAAAATATAGGATAGCTACCGGGTGTCCCGGGTGACCCGGGTGATCCTGGTGTTCCAGATGATCCTGGTGTGCCGTTCACAACATTGGCGGCGACGGCACGATAATTATTCGGCACGATAAATGACGCAGGGCCATTGATCATGCTTGTCCCAGTTATGATGGCGAAGCCTCTCATCAGCCCAGGCTCGCGTTGACCGCCACAAGTTGCAGCAGTGTGTGGGTTGCATCAAAGACAGAATAGCTCATCACGCTCCACTTGTTGGCGATGGTGCCGATAGTGAACGCCGTATCACCGTCGCAGCAGTAGCCGTTCGATGTCAGACCGCTGAGCGTGCGGCTGCCGGTGGCGTCCTGTTTGATGGCGATCAGCCCATCGGTGCCGACAACCGGCGTCTGCAAATAGCCAAGGGTGCGATTGCCGCCCATTGAGTTAAGCCTGAAGTTGCGGCCAATTCCCCCACTTGAACCGCCCGGCACAACAATGGTGGCGGCGTCCGTCAGCAATACCCATGAGGTGTCGGGCGGAGGCGGCACGTTGGCGGCAACCTTGGCGTCCACATACTGCTTGGTTGCGGCGTGAAGAAGCGCCGTGGGATCTGCACCCAGCGTTAAAAAACCGGACATGGTATCGCCGGTCTTGCTCACGAAATTGTTGATGTCGGGCTGCGGGCAGGCGACAATCCACTGGCCGGGCGGGCCGGACGGGTCAATGTAAAACACATAAAGCAGCCCGCTATCACTCTCCCACCAAAGCGTGCCGGGCAGCGGATTGGCCGGGGCAACGTCCATGATGACAATGCCGGAACCACCCGTGGTTTTGTCATCGACATATTTTTTGGTGGCGCTGTGCAAATCTATTGTTGGTGCGCCGGACAGCGTCAGCAGGCCGGTCATGACGCCACCGGACTTGGCGACCAGCGAGGTGTCGCTGGGGTGAACGTGGTCTTCCCGCGAATAGGCTGTCGCGGCGCCCGGCGCAGCCACTCCGTTCATCACCGGGTTGACGGTGCTGGGCGCCAGACCAAGGTTGGCGCGGGCAGTGGCGTAATTTGTCAAACCGGCAAGGTTCTCCGACTTGAGCATGTCACCGGAGCCGGAACCGGCTGGTCCGGTTGCTCCGGTGGGTCCGGTAGGTCCAGGGCTGCCCTGTGGCCCGGGGGGTCCGGTCAATCCAAGGGGTCCGGTCTGCCCAGGCACCCCCTGGTCACCCGGGTCACCCTTGTCCCCCTTGTCGCCCTTGACGCCCTGCGCCCCAGTCGATCCAGAGGGGCCAGCAGCGCCGGTCGAGCCGGATGCCCCGACTGGCCCCTGGGGTCCAGGCGGTCCTGGAGGCCCAACGGCGCCAGCAGGCCCAGGCCCGCCAGACATATCAACGTATCGCTTGGTGGCCGCCTGCAAATCCAATGATGGATCGCTAGCCAATTCCAGCACGCCGGTCATGACGCCGCCAGACAGGGCCAGCCGTGACGTGTCGCTGGGGTGGATATGATCCTCTCTGGAGAACTGAAACGAGATGCCCGGCAGGCCCGGCGTTTGATCCATTAGCGGGATAAGCAAACCGGCGGCGCCGGGCGCCGCCACGATGCCGCCATAAGTCGTCCACTTCTCGCCGTCCCAGGTGTACTGGGGCACACCGGATATTCCCGGCGAGGGATACCTGTCTCCGATTGCTGGCGATGCCGGAAAATCGAAGGCCATCTGATCAACTCTTCTTCGCGAGAATTAGATCAACGTACTGAACCTGGAGCGCGACTGAGTGAGCGTGCGGCTGACCGCCAGCGCCCCCAGCAACGCCAGAGGTGAGCGCCGGGCAGTCAATGGTGTAGAGCGCGGTAGAGTACACAAAGTATCCCCAGATGCCGCCAGGGTTGTTCTCCTCGAACACGCCATACGGAATGGTATGCTTGTGTTCGGCCATCTGCGACGAGGCCAGTGTGGCGCCGCTCGTTGCGTTCTGACTGAACACAGACGAGAACGGCGTGGCGCCGCCAGCGCCACCACCCGCAGTGCTGACGATGCGAAGCGCCTTGTCGTGATGCGTGGTGACCTGGACCCATCCGGTTGGCGCTGCCGCCTGATAGAACGGCAGCGTGGTGTCGGTCGGAAACGGCGGCGGGACGACGATGGAGGCGATAGCAGCGGCAATGTGATCGTCTACATATTTCTTGCTGACTGCCTCGTCATCGAACGTCGGCGGTTCATGCACATGCAGCGGTCCGGTCATGCTGTCGCCGCTGCGCAGCACCAGCGTGCTGATGTCGGGCTGTGGACAGGCGATAACCCACTGCGGCGGACCGTTCAGATCATTGTATCGGACATAAAGTAGTCCGGAGTCTGTATCCCACCAAAGCGTGTTATCGCGTGCTGCCGCAGGCGCCCCGTCTGATGTCTGCAATATTGTATCGGCGTATTGCTTGGGCACAGCTTGCAGCGTGCCGGTCGGATCACCGGACAGCGTCAGCAGGCCGGTCATGGTGTCACCGGCCTTCAGAACGAACATCGATGACTGATTGAGAACCCACGTCGTCCAGACGCCGCCAATCTTCATGCGGACATAGACGGGACCGTTTGGATCGGTCAGGTCGCGGGCCTCGATAATAATCGCGCCTGGAGATGCCCAGTAGGCGATGCCAGCAAAGGCGTGGTTGGCGACGGGTGCATTGGTGGCGAGGATGTCTGAATAGAACGAGCCAGCCATCCACGAATAGCTGTCGTAGTTGTCGATATGCTGGAGCATCTTCTCGGCGGATAGATTATTCAGGGCGCCGTCTGCGGTCGACGCACCCGTGCCACCAGCAACGATAGGCCGTGGCGTGTTCAGATCCCGCTCAACGTCATGAACGAAAGAGTTGTACTTCTCGCTCTCAATCGTCGTGTCTGGAATGCCCTCGGTGCCGAGAGGTATGTGATAAATGTTTGAGCCGTCGCGTGGCATGTCGCCCCCTATTCCGGTAGCCGGTATTTGCCGGTCCAGGGGACATAGCCCCGTCGCCCTAGATTGTACTGCGCGATGCGGTCAGCGATTTGTGTCACCTCGGGGCTTTCTTTTGCCAACAGCACCTTGGCGATAGCATCGCGCTGACTTTCGCTTTGCCCCTTCGAGGCGCGAAGACCAAACTCGTAAGCGTTGCGGATGAAGCCGCCAGGGTTGCCGTGTGCGGCATTAGTTATCATGCCGACGACTTCGCCGCCTGCCGGTGCCGACGCCATGTCGGCGAGGTTCTCGGCGGTCGCTGGGCCACCCAGCGCCGCCTTCGAGGTGCGCTGCATTTCCTCTTCGCGATTAAGGAATTTTCGGAGCTGATCGGGCTGCTCCACGCCCTTAATTACCTGACGCGGCCCCTGGTACAGCGACAGCCGGTCCAGCTCTGCTTCACCCTTCGGGGATTTCTCTCGCAGGATGCCGGGATAGTTGCCGGTCTTTTCCAATGGCTCGCGCACTGCATCGGCGTAGCCAATGCGGACGCCCTGCTGTTCGGTTGGCGGCATTCCCTCAAATGCACGAAGCGTGTCGTCTGGCCGCCCCCGTGTCACCATCTCGCGTCCGGTTTGAACCGCATCCTTCACCGCCATTGGGCCAGCGAACTCTCGCCTTGCCTCGGCGTAGGCCGGGTTCATGGCGTCGACTTGTTCCAGCAGCCGGTTCTTCATGCCGACGAGAGCAGCGCCACGATTGGTCATTTTGCCGGTGATTGCGTCAGTCTCTTTTTCAATCAGCCCGTCCAGCCCCACTTTGAGAGTGTGGATGGTCTTCATGTTCGGTACGCCGCTGATGATCGGATCGCCAGCCTTGTCAAAGCCAGTAATCGCCGCTTCCTCTGGATTAAACGGCGTGCCGGTCCCGGCATTCCTGATGCGCTGGACAGCGACGCCTTCTCTGATGCCAGCCTTGGCCTCCGGCGTCGTGAAAATATCTTTCATGACGTCATTCCAGACCGGGTAACCGGGGTTCATGGACTTTTCATAAAGCGGGCCAGCGTTGGTCTCGGCCTGCTGTACCAGCCCCTCCTGCGCGGCCTTCGCAGTGGTCGGCGCACCAAGCGCCTTGCCTACCTCGCTGCCGACACGATACGGCATGCCAAGGTCGCGGGTTGTCAGCGCCTCAGTGACACGCTCGCGTGCCGGTCCAGGCTGCTTGGCGACACCGGCAAGGCCGCGCTGGCCTTCCTTGCCGATTGCATCCGCTATCGTGTACCCAGTCTGCCCAGAGGCATGAGCGTCGGCAACCTTCTGGAGGACTTGCTCCATCGTCTGGCCGCTGTCGCGAGCCATCTTCTCGACTTGCTCGATGGAGACGTTGTCAGCGGCGCGCAGCCGTGACATCTGCAAGATCCTGCCACCCCAGTTGAGGACAGGCGCAACAGCCGGAAGCACAGCCGCCAAACCACCGCCCAGGACGCCACCCATCTTGGCATGAGCAATGCGCTCTTCGGCGGTGTTGCCTTCGCCAGCGCCAGCAGCGCCGCCAAAGCCAATGCCCTTTACAACATTCAGGCCGTACTGACGGGCCGCCTCTTCACCCTTTGTTGCTCCAGCCAGGGCCGTGGCCCTGGGGCCGCCAAACACGCCAGCGCCGCTGGACAGGCCGCCGGTCAGTTCAGCGGCGCCACCCCAAAAGCCCTTGGTACTTTCGCGGGTCTTTCCCGCGTACAGGTCGGACAACGCCTTGGCGTAGTTATAGCCCTCGCCAATATCGGTGGTGCCGTGCCGGTACATCTCGATGGGCGTCGAAAGCGCAGCCAGCCCCTCGTCGGTCCAGTTCATGCCGGAGCCAAGACCGGCCCGCGTGGTGTAGTCGGACACCCCACCTAGCGGGGCGCCTGCCTTCAGGGCGCGATCATATGTCTCGGTGGCAGCCTGCTGATACTTGTCGGGCGGGGGCGCTACAGGCGCCTGTGGCGGCGCCACGCGAAACTGCGCCCAGGCGTCCGGCTGCCCTGGCGCTGGCACCACAGTCGGCGGCTGGTCGCGCATGTCCGGCGACATCGTTGCCGGAGCTGGCAAACGAGGGTCGCGGAATTGTGCCCAGGGATCTTCGCCGTCTGCCATCATTGGCTCCTAGGGACGGTGCCGATATTGCCATCAGGCAAAACAATCCGGCGGCCCGGCGGCAGCTTCATTGCGTCCGCCGGGGTAGCCACCCTCTCGGGCGGCTTAGCCTGTTCTTTTGCGTAGTCCTCCTTGGCGTAGGCGTCGGTCAGGCTCTTGACGATTGCCATGCCTTGCGTGCCCACCGTGCTGCCGACGGCATCAACCATGTTGTGGCGTCGCTGCGACTTGATGCGGAGATCCTCGTCGGTGTCGCCAAGTCGCGGGATGAATGGCGGCAGATTGCGCATTGCTTCTGATGGCGAAACGGCGGCGCCGCTCACTCGCGTCAGGAAGCCCGCACCCCAGTTGCCGAGAGCGTCTTCTGACGTGTGATAGTCCTGCGAGGTAAGCGTGCGTCCGACTATCGGAATGTTTGCCTTGGCGACTTGCTCTGGATCGGTCAGCGCCTTGCCGTAGCCGAGATTGTCGACCGTCTGGAGGTCGGCCTTGCTCCGCATGACAAACTCGACGCCCTTCTGCTGCTCCGCCGACATCTGTGGCTGCGGCGAGCCCGGCGCGAGCTTGTACTCAGTAGCCCCTGGCGGACGCTCATAACGTGCGCCCTGGCTTTCGAACTTGTCTGGATCATTGATCTTCTTTTGCAGCTCTTGGATGCGAAGCGCGGCTTCTTGTTTTGCCTGATCACGCGGAGTGCCGGTCTTGTAGATCTTCTCTTCGAGATCAGCCTGGGCATTTTGAATATCCACCCTTAGCTTCGCGATATCGAGCGGGGCCTTGGTCGCAGTTGCCTGCTTGATCTCGGTATCGATGCGATCATTGAGTTGCTTGATGGTGCGATCCGGTGCTTCGCGAGTAAACTTCGCGTACTCTTTGTTGTATTCCAACCAGCCATCGCGCCGGTTGATGTAGTCAGCTTGGTTCTGCTGCTCGCGCTCCTTGCGGTAGCCTTCCTCGGTGTCAAACACCGACTTGTAATAGGCCCGCGTTCCCTCGGTGATGTTCGGGTTGTTCATGATCTGCATAGCGTTAGCCTGCGCCTTCGACAGACCAAGCTGAGCGGGGCGTACCGGAGCCGGTCCCGGCGGTTGCATTTCCTGCTCCGACGCGGGCGGGATCGGTGCCCGCGACGGCGGCATGTCAGGCGCGGGCTTGATGCCTTGCGAGGTGTCCTGCGAAGGCGGCGGTGCCTGCGCTGCCTGCGGTGCCTGCGGCGACGGGAACATGCCGACATCGGGCCGGAAGCCCGGCGCAAGCTGGGCGGTAGGCCCGGCGAGCGGCGGTACGTCGCTAGCCGTAGGCGGCCCAGAGGTCGTCGGGGACGGTGAAGTCCCCGCTTGGGTAGGGTCCGGCGGTGGTGGCGGCACCTCCGGGGCCGGTTGTGGCTGGCCGACGAGGCCTTTGGTGATGGCGTCGCGGCGCTCCGCCGCCGACGTCTCCAGGCCGCCCAGCGCGCCCATGGGCTGCAACCCAGGCTGCGGCGCATCGGACAGCACGGGAGCGCCACCGCGACCGTCCAGCGAGGCCGTGGCGCGGAATGGCGAGCCGGGCTGGCGACCGCCGCCCTTGACCAGCTCCAGCAACCTGGCGTCGGAGCCTTGTGGCTGCTCCTCAGCAGCCGGGGCCTGTGGCGTCTCGTTCTGCGCCAGCAGCGCCATGGTTACGGCGTCGCGAGGGTCGGGTTGTCCGGGTGAGGGTTGTGCCCCCGCGACGCTTGCGCCACCGCCTCTTCCACCTCCAGGGCTATTGACGGCAACGCCTTCAGTGCCGGGCTCAGCGCCAACATCCCGCGCCAGCCGGTTCATGTAGTCCTGGCCGTATTTCGCGACCGTCAGGCGGCCATGCGCGTCGGTGGCACCAAGATTGTACATGCCTCGGTCGCCGCCATACCAATTGCGCGCCGCGCCTTCCTCGCCGTACTTCTTGACGGCGTCGCCGAACTGCTGGCGAAACTGAATGTGTTGCGCGTTGGGATTATTGAGAAACTCCTGCGGCGTCATCTTGTAGCCAAGCGCCGCCTGGGTGCGTTCCGGGATTTCGTTGCTCATCACCTGAAACTTGCCGAGAGCGTTGCCGCCCTTAGTGGCAATGCCAACTTCGCCATACGGATTGCGCGATCCGCCGCTCTCGATCCCGGAAATGGCGCGTTCCCGCGCCTGCATCCTCGGGTCGTCCATCGGGCCGACAAACGGCCCTGGACCCGGCACTGGTCGCTCTTCCGGCACTTCCGGCACCAGCGGCTCCTCCTGAGAGGTCATCGCCACTCGCTGCTCGTTGCCGGTAGGCGGCGTGAACGCCGTAGTGCTGATCAGATCCCGGTCGGCAAACTGCGATCCCGGCGTGTACGGCGGCGCGACGCTCTCGGTTGCTGGCGGCCCGGTATCCGGCGCAGCCGCCACCGTCTGCGGCGCGATGCGTTCTGTCGCCACTGCCCTGGCTGGCCCGGGAGCTGGCGGCGGCATGAAGCGGTCCGCCACGGCAGCGTTGCCGGTCGCTGGTTGGATCGGTGGCGCAGGCGGTCGCATGTCAGCGGTCACCGGCCACGGTGGCACGAATGTGGCGTTGGGATTGCCCTGCGGTTCAGCGGAAGACTGCGGTGCCGGTGCTGACGCTGGTGCTGGCGCTGGTGCTGGTGCTGGTGCTGGTGCTGTAGGAGCCCTTGGTGTCGCGTATGGCGAGGTCACCGGAGCTGGAGCGGGCACTTCCTGCTGAACACTTGGCGTGTAGGTGCCCGGCACCTGTGGCAGCTTGGCTTCGGCGGCCTTCTGCTGCGCCGCCATCCTGGCCAGCATGAAGTCATGCACACCCTCGTTGAAGCTTTCGCCGAGATAGGTCAGGCCCTCGCCCTTGTTCTTAGGAAACGGCTTCTGCTTGCTGGCCAAGGCTGCAGCAATAGCGCGGCGCTGCTGCAGCTCTTGGGCGTTGAGCCCGGTGTTGCCGCCCCAGATAAACTGACTTGGGATCAGATCTTCTGCGCCTGCCATGTTATGCAGCCCTCAAAATGTTGCCCATGACCATGCCGTGGTCGAGGTACTTGATGCCGCCGCGTTCGGTGACCGCCTCTGGGATGATCTTCTCGACATCCTGCGCCATCGGGCCAATGTGCCGTGTCGAGTTTGGATCGCGCTTGAAGCTGTAGGAGTAGATCGGCAGCTCATCGTGATCGGCCTCCTGCGGACG